TGGCAAGGAATGCCCGCCCCACGCCCGCGACGAAGTAGTCAGGGTACTCCACGTCGATAGTGACCCAAGGGGCATCCGGGCCGGGCACCTTGGGAGTCACCCCGTAGAAACCCCGGCAGCGCCCGGTCTCGTCAAATGTAAGTCGCATCTAGCCTCCCCAGAATGTGGCGTCTGTCCCGGCCACGTACACCTTTGAGCGCGAAAGCGTGAACGAAAAACCGACCAGATAGATACGGGTCGCAGAGCCATAGACGTTGATACAGTCAATGGAGTCGATGGTGCCGTAGCCGTAGACGTAGTACTCGGTCGCCCCCAGGAGGAATGACACCTTGGTCTCTGTGCCTGCCGTCACCGCCGTCACAAACTCATCCACGCTGGCGGCCGTGATCTGCATGACCCCCGAGAGGGTGGAGGGCACATAGCCCAGGTTCTTGGTCGGGAACGTGGTGGAGGCGGAGGTAACGTGTTGCAGGTAGTTGCGCTGCAGCGGGGGAAGGTGGAACTCCCGCAGGCTCCCGTACTTGGTCGTGGCTATGCCGATCTGACCGAAGGTGACTCCAAGCGCAGCCATTACATACCTCCCAGCGCAGCGACAATCTCTTTACCGATGGCCACGCCGTCGTTGCCGCTGATTTGGAAGATGTTGGGTCCCCCGGTGCCCCCCCGCCCCACAGCCGCGACCAGCCGCTTCATGAGGTCGGTGTCGCCCTTGGTGAGCACGTACTCACCGCCGTGAGCGGTTATGGGGATGGGACCTGAGCCGGGGATGAGACCACCGACAGCATATCCTTGTCTTAGGGTCTCAACCTTGCCGTGGGCCAAAGGCGTGCCGGATTCTGCCGCTTCCCACTCTGCGGCGGCCCTAGCTGCCGCTTGGCTGGCACTCTCTCGCTTCAACTTCGCCAGCAGATCGAGAACGGCACGGATCGCAGTCGCTACCGCATTCACCGCAGTAGTGATAGTCACCAAAATGGCCTTGATGACAGGCGCCGCAATCTTGAGCGCCGTCTCCATGATGGGCCAGGCCGCCTCCCATAACACCTTTACAGTCTCTATGGCTATTCCGATAGCACCAACGAGAGTCTGGATAACCTTTTGACCGTCAGGGCCGGAAAACCAGTCTATGAATCCCTGCACTACGCTCTGCACAACCGGCCAGACTGCGTTAAACACAGTCTCCATCGCCCGCAGAACCGAGCTAATGCCCTCCAACAGAAACGTAATGAGCTTCTGACCGCTTTCCGAGTCAAGGAAATCAATGAAGGTCTGCACTGCGCTCTGAACAACCGGCCAGACTGCCTCAAAGACACTCTGCACCAACTCTGCCGCCTGGCCCACGAGGTCTAGGAGAGTGGAGATGAGCTTCTGACCGGACTCACCGTTCAACCATTCGACAAACTCTTTTACAACTCCGAGAATGATCGGCCACGCCGCTGTGAAAATGTCACGCAGACCGAGCAGCACTGAGCCGATACCCTCAAAAGCCGTACCCACAGTAGGGCTTTTCCCGGTGACAAAATCAAAGAATGATTTGAACGCGCCCTCGATCTCGGGCATGTAATCTTCGACCCAGTCCGCCAAGACCGCCAGTTTGTCCATGAGCATGGTTCCGAGAGGTTCCATCACGAGCATGAGTTTGTTCTTGACCATAGCCCACTTCTCGCCGAAGTCGTAGGTAGCCTCAGCAGCCTTCTCAATGGTCTCCGGGCTGGATTCGAGAGTGGCGAGTAGGTCATCGAGCTCGAAGCGGCCCTCGCGGATAGCAGCGGCCATATCAGGCCCGGCCCGCTGGCCGAAGACCTCGATAGCCATCTTGTTGGCCTCAGCCTGACTGCCCGCTTCCTTGATGCGATTAGTGATATCGATGAGGGCGTCTTTGGTGTCAAGACCCTCTTTCGAGAAGTTGGCAAGGCCGATCTTCATACCGGCCAAGACCGCCTCTAGGTTGACGCCCTCTTTCTCCCACTTGCCCATGAGAGCGGCAGAGGTCTTAAAATCAAAGCCCAACTGCCGCAACGGGGCGCCGAACTGGGTCACCTTCCGCGACAGATCGCTAACGCCCACGCCCGTGTTCTGCGAGACCTTAAAGAGATAATCCAGGGCGTCAGACTGGTCGTCTGCGGCGATAGACCAGTCACCGAACGTACGAGTGGTAGCTGCTATCTGGTTCTGAAGATCCTCGCCCGTGATCATGGAGAGCAGCAGAGATTGCTTCGCCAACTCTTCCAGGGCCTTACCCGTGGCGCCGGTACGAGTGTTGAGGTCGGCGATGGCTGTACCCGCGTCCTCGGCACTGGCGGGGACACCTTTGAAAACCGTCTTGAAACTATCGCCCAAACCGGCCAGCGCGTCGCCCGTCGCGCCCGTGCCGGTACGGATGGTGTCCATCGCCTTGTCAACCTGGACCGCGCTATCGAAGGCAAACTTGCCCACGCCCACAAGAGCGGCCCCAGCCGCAGCGAGACCAGCAACAGCAGCCTTGCCAAACGCACCGATAGCCTTAGTAGTGCCGGAAAGAGTCTTATCAAGAGGCCCGGAATCGCCGAGAATCTTGATTTTAAGAGTGCCCTTACCCATGAGTATTTAACTTTTCGATGTATTGGTAGAGCACGCGGTACTCCTCAATGGTGAGAGCGTAGAACTCGTCCCGTGAAAGACCGGGATAGAAATGCAGAAAGACAGGCAGCACCTCTAAGAAGCGCCGCCGTCTTTGGTAGGGTTTACGTCAAACTTCATGTCCGCGACCTTCACCCCACGCGCATCCTCCAGGGTGAAGGCCGGGTCGTTATGACGACCGTTGATATACACCAGGGCCTTGATAACCTTGGCGCTCGGCTTGGCAAAGTCGATCTGCTCATAAGAAGCGCCGACGATCTCCTCTAAATCCTCCAGGTCGCCAACGGTAAGCTGTTCCACGTCAAATGAAATATCCAAGACTCCCCCTATTCAGCAGAATTAAATGCAGGCGACAGCGCCTTCATGGTCTCCTCTAGGAACTTCTCCTCAATGGCCTTCTGGTTGTCAAGAGCCGTCCCTATGATGAAAGGACGGCCACCGATAAAAGGCTGAACCTCTTTCTTGCCCCACTGGTCCTTACGGGCGTCCCGGTGGGCGCCGCCCACTCTTAGAATCACGTCCCGGTTGGTAGCCGATGGTCGGACGGTCGCACCGCTTCCAGCACCCACGGCGTGCGGGTCGCCCGGAGGTAGCTTGCCAATGATGAAGCGGCCGACCTCTTTATGGGCGTCACCGATGGACTTGGGGAGCTTCCCCTGCTGTCGCTTGATAGCAGACTGAAGCTCTTTTAGACCCTCAACCTTGATATGCGGTTGAATCACGACTCATCGGCGGCATAGGCCGGGATAGCCGAACCCTGGAAGCTCAGAGTCTCTTTCTGCAAAGCATCGACCGAGACAGTCTGCGTCCAATCGGTCAGGTAGATGTACCCGGTCCACACCCGATCAGAGGGTTCGTCCTCATAGAGCTTGATGAGCAGATTAGTCCCGGCGACCAACCGGGCTTCCCAGGTCGCGTCTTCGTAGAAACGCTCGAATGAGCCGCTCCATCCCACGAGACCGCAATTGACATAGCTCCGCGCAGTCGCGCCCAGAGAGGTGGTCTCAAATATGCCGCCCTGGTCCAGGGTGAGTTGCCAATTCTGCACGAAGGTCGTCTCAGAGCCGGTGGGAAGATATTTGCCGGATACGGTCACGGGGCCGGTGGGGTCGGCATCGAACTGTATCTGGCACCCGCCGGCTATCACATAGCCCGAAGTCTGCAGAACATTGTTGTCATAGACCAAGACTGCAGTCGCCGGGTCCAGATAGCGCTTAGCAGGAGCGGTGATGTGGTAGGTATAGCCGGAGACGTTCTCACACGCCTCCTTCGTTATCGTCGTCGGAGTCCCGCCCATCAGCCATAGCTCTCCGAGTTTTCCGCATATCGCGGACATCCTTCACCTCCTCCACCAACTCCCAGCGTTCGCCAGGGTCATATGCAAACGAAACCAACTCGCCCTCTTCGACCTCAGCCACTCCGTTAAACACTGGAACCGTCTGAGCCATGCGTGATCGATACGTCTGCATAGGTCTAGGTGTATTCGGGCATCGCCGCGCAGGTGAATGAGCACGATCCGGTGACCGGGCCGTCCACGGAGACGGTCTGAGAGAGATCGCTCAAGTAGGCGCTGGTGATGTTGTAGTATTTGGCGTCAGTCTCGTAGAGCTTGATGGCCACACTGCTCCCAGCCAAAATAGCCGTGCGCAGGGCCGCAGTTGCCGTGTCGGAATTGTCCAGTGCCTTCCAGCTGATCCTGCCGGTGGCACTCGGAAGCCCGCAGGACAGATAGGACTTGGCCGAGGCCCCCAGCGCAGTGATATCACTGAGCTCAGCCCCGTTGATCGTGAGCTCCCAGTTCTCGACATAAGCCACGGTGTCGGATGACACCATGACCTTGCCGCCCTTGCCGCATATCGCAGCCATGCTTAGCCTTTCCGGGCAACAAAAAAGACGCCCGGAGGCGTCCCATGCGTTACCCTATTTCTCGGTAGTTTAGGGGTTCTTGAGTCCCGTCAAATCCAGGGTGAACCCCAGCGAGCAGATCCGGCCCTCGGGACTGTAGAACTGACTCAGTTCTCCCGCCGTCACCTCCACATTTGGGTACGAGCCGGTATAGGTGTCGTTAAGGTAGGTCTCGACTGCCGCGAACAGCTCCAAGGCCCGGTCACGCGC